AAATAGTAAAGTACAGAAAAAAGCAAAAGCACTTGACAAAAAACAAAAAGTATGATATAGGAAAAGATAATGAAAAAATATAAAATTAGATTTTATGGTTTCGGCATTGCTGGCACAACCGAAATGCCTTTTAATACAGAGCCAACTGTCGATATGATTGAGGACACACTGGCATTACATATGGATAAGGGATTAATAAAAATAGAACAAGATAAATTTTATTATGATAAACGACTTACCATTACCTACGAAGAAATTTTTGATAATGTTAAAAAAGAAAAAGAATTAATTTTAGGATCTTGGGTTTGAATTATAAACAACAACTAGCAGTAGTCGAGGGACTATCAATTCCACCTGATACAGAGATGAGAATGGATTGTCCTTTCTGTAGTAACAAGAATACCTTCACTGTTAATACAACAGATAGTAATATAGGCTGGTATTGTTTTCATGCATCGTGTACTGCTAGGGGAAGAAAACAAGGAGAGAAAAATATGAGTTATGTTAATACAACATTCAAACAGAAAGATGAAAGTTCAGATACAGAATTTTATTTACCAGACAGTTTTAAATCAATGCATTCAAATGAAAAAGCAATGATGTACCTACATAAAAATAATTGCTGGGAAGCATGGTCTTGGGGTAGAGCCGATATTAAGTATGATGTAAAGCAGAATAGAGTTGTATTTTTAATCAGGAATAAACATAAGGTACATGAATATACAGGAGCAGTAGGTCGTGGATTACATTCCAGTGTATATCCTAAATGGTATCTGTATGGTAGTAAAAGGGTACCATTTAAATGTGGTGAATGTGATGATGCAGTCATTGTTGAAGACTGTGCCTCTGCTTGTGCAGTATCCAATGTCCTTACGGGCATTTCAATCATGGGTACATCGTTAATGCATTCGCAAAGATCTCATTTGCTTCCTTATAAAAATTTGTATGTGGCGTTAGACAGGGACGCAACAACAAAAGCATTTGATATAGTCAGTGAGTTAAGACTTGGTGGATTTGAAAATGTTCATGTTAAAACATTGACAGATGATTTAAAATACTTTAAGACAGAACAAATTAAGGAGATATTTTATGGAAAATAAAACTCTTCATGAACTTGCTAAAGAAAATCCTGATAAAACTTATCGTGAATTGACAGAGATACAGGAAAACTCACGACCTAAACAGGAAGTCCCAGTTATTAAAAAGGATCATGTTGATTCATCACCAGAAATGAGAGATGCTAAAAAAGAAATAACTAAATTAAAAAAAGAAATTTGTGAATTAAGGCAGGATAACAGAAGGTTAGCCCATGAAGTTGAAGATAAAGTTAATCGAATGAGAAAGTCAGGACTGTAACATGATTGAAAAACAAATGCTGAAGTTAATGCTGAGTAAAAAATTTTATACTCAACATAAGGGGCAAATATCACGAAATGTATTTCAGGGTAGCTTTGGTTCTTTATTTGAAACCATACAAAAAGTACATGAAAAATATAATACGGATATAAGTGTCGATGAATTATATACTTTACATACAACAGTCTATAATCCAGCATTAACTCGTGCAGCCAAAGATCAGTTTAAGGATTTACTTAAGGACATTAAGCAAACAACAGAGCCTAGTGAATTAATTGCCGAAGATATTGTTAGAATTCTCGCTGATAGAAATATTGCACAGCAGGTTGCTGTAGAAGCTACGGAAATTTACAATGGGAAGGAAGCAAACTTTGATTCTATTTTAGGTATTATTGAAAAACATAAACAGGGATTGCCAGGTGAAAAACTGGATTCGGTTACAACAAACATTGGGGAATTGTTAAATCAACTTGAGGTTACAACTAAATGGAAGTTTAATATTCCTAGACTCCAACAGGATGTTTCAGGAATTGGTCCTGGAAATTTTGCTATTTTTTTTGCGAGACCTGAGGTTGGAAAGACAGCCTTTTGGATTAGCCTTGTTAGTAATCAAGGTGGCTTTGCCTATCAGGGTGCTAAAATACATGCATTTATTAATGAAGAACCTGCAATACGAACCCAAATGAGATTGATAAACTCATGTTCTGGAATGACTCGTGAAGAAATTATTGAAAATATAAAGTTAGCACATGAGGAGTGGTCAAAAATAAAAGATAATATTACGTTATTAGATGTAGTTGATTGGTCAATGGACAATATGGATTCTCATTGTGAGAAATACAAACCTGATATTATTATTATAGATCAGTTAGATAAGATAGGAATAGCAGGAAAATTTGCGAGAACAGATGAAAAGCTAAGGGCAATTTACACAGGTGCAAGAGAGTTAGCAAAAAGAAGACAGTGTGCTGTTATAGCAATATCCCAAGCATCAGCGGATGCACATGGTAAGACAGAGAATATTACTTTTGATATGATGGAAAATTCTAAAACAGGAAAAGCTGCCGAGGCTGATTTGATTATAGCCATTGGTACAAACACCCATATCATTGACCATACAAATACAAACAGGGTTTTAAATATCAGTAAAAATAAAATAACAGGATTTCATGGTATGGTTGGATGTACCATAAACACTCAATTGAGCAGGTACTGGGTATGATTACAGTAGTAGATGTAGAAACTTCGTATCAAAAGGATAAAGATACAGGGAGAACTGATCCACTTCCTTTTAATCCTAAAAATATATTGGTGAGTGTAGGGATTAATGACGAGTATTATTTCACAAATCATTATCAAAGGGTTGATGATGGGTGTCATAATAAAATTCAAGCTATACTTGATAAAACAAAACTACTTGTTGGACATAATATAAAATTTGATTTACTTTGGTTGTTAGAGTCTGGGTTTAAATATAGTGGTAGAGTTTATGATACTATGTTAGGTGATTATGTTTTAAATCGTGGTATCAGGAAAAGTTTAACATTAGAAATGTGCTGTAAACGAAGGGGGATTGAGGGAAAAGACAAAGACATAAAAGAATTTTTAGATCGTGGTAAATCTTTTGAAGATATTCCTGCTGATCTTGTAGAAAAATATGGTCGTGTTGATGTGAAAATAACAAGAGAATTATTTGAGGCACAGATGGAGGACTTTAAAAGACCACATGATAAGGGATTATTAAAGACAATTAAAATGATGAATGAATTTTTACTTGTATTGTTGGATATGGAAAAGAATGGAATTCATATCAGTTTAGATACTTTAGCAGAAGTTGAGAAAGTATATAAAGCCGAGTTTGAATACTTGAAACAGAAAATTGATAAAATTGTTTATGAAAAAATGGGTGATACTGAAATTAACTTATCAAGTCCTGAACAACTATCCTGTTTAATTTACTCAAAGAAACCGAAAGATAAAAAAGTATGGAGTAGAATATTTAATACAGGTATTGATTCTTATACAGGAAAAAATAAGAAAAGACCACAGTTTTCTAGACTACACTTTAGGGAACTTGTTAATACAAACACTAATATTGTATACAAAACGTCTGCTTCTCATTGTGGAACCTGTGATGGCAAAGGTATCCTTTTTAAAATAAAAAAGGATGGAAGCCCTTACAAAAAATATAATAAATGTGAAAGCTGTAAGGGTGATGGCTATACCTATTCAAATTTAGCTAAGATAGCAGGGTTTAATCAAAGACCTCATGGTGTTTATGACATTGCCGAAGCAGGATTTCGAACTGATAGAATTACTTTGACTAAAATAGTTGGAGAAGCAGAGGGGGAGCTGAAAGAATTTGTTGATGCTGTTCTACGACATAACGCAATTGATACTTATCTTAATACATTTGTTGCAGGTATTAAATCATTCACAAATGCAAATAGTCTGTTACATCCTAAATTTATGCAGGCAGTTACAGCCACAGCTAGGCTTGCGAGTAGGGATCCTAATTTTCAAAATCAACCAAGGGGTAAAACTTTTCCTATTCGTAAAGTTGTAACTTCAAGGTTTGATGGGGGACATATTCTTGAAGTAGATTTTTCACAACTTGAATTTAGAACAGCTGTATTTTTGGCTCAAGATAAACAAGGAATGCAGGATATAAAAAATAAAATTGACGTTCATGAATATACTGCAAAAGTAATTGGGGTATCCCGTCAGGATGCCAAGGCTCATACCTTCAAACCTCTGTATGGTGGCATTACAGGAACACCCGATGAAAAAAGATATTACAGAAGATTTGCGGAAAAATATAAAGATATT